TACTAGGCATATATTAAACGCTAGTTTATTTCTTACATTAAGAGCTTGTGAAAACATATCACTAAGAGTTGCTGATAGTATACAGTTTGATTTATTAAGAGAAAGTTTAATAGATAGTATAAGTTTATATAATGTTAAAACTTTAGAAGAAATACAAAATCTTCACTTATATGATTTTGGTATATATCTAGAGGTTGAACCAGATGAAGAAGCTAAAGCTGCTTTAGAGCAAAATATACAAATAGCTTTACAACAACAATCAATAAGCTTGCCAGATGCTATAGAAATACGAGAGATAAAAAACTTAAAATTAGCTAATAAGTTATTAAAACTTAAGCAAGAACAGAAAGCTGAAAAAGATCAACAAAACAACTTAGCTAATATAAAAGCTCAAGCTGACGCAAATGCACAAGCTTCTGAAAGAGCAGCTATGGCTGAGGTTCAAAAGCAACAAGCTTTAGCACAAACTACTTTACAAATAGAGCAAGGAAAATCTCAATTTGAATTACAAAGAATGCAGAGCGAAACTGAATTAAAAAAGCAATTAATAGAATTACAGTATGGGTTTGACAAAGAGTTGAAAGCTATGGAAGTTCAAGGAATGAGAGAGAAAGAAGCTTTCATTGAAGATCGTAAAGATGAAAGAACTAAAATACAAGCAACTCAACAAAGTCAACTAATACAACAAAGACAGGATGGCACGTTGCCAACCAATTTTGAAATGCCTAATAACTAGGCGAATTATTATATAATATCATATCATGGAAAACAAAGAAAACACACCACAAGAAGGTGACTTTAAAATAAAAAAGCGTCCTAAAAAATTATCCAATAACAAACCAGAATCTAATAAAATAGATTTATCTAAAAAACCAGAGATTAAAGAAACTGAAATAGCTAAGATAGATTTAAATAAAAACAAAGAAGATGGCATTCAAACACAAAGCACAAATGATAGCAATGTTATTGTCGAAGAAAAGAAAAACGAGACAAGTAGCAAAGAAGTGGTTGAAGAAGTACGGAGCACCGAAGAAATAGCTTCGCCAATAGTAGAAGTAAAAGAGGAGAAAATTAAAGAAGAAGTTAAAGAAGCTACTAATGAATTAAAAGAAGCTGTAAGAGATGAAAAAGTAACAGGAAAACCTTTACCAGAAAACATTGAAAAACTAGTTTCATTTATGGAAGACACTGGTGGAACAGTTGAAGACTACGTAAGATTAAACGCTGATTATTCATCAGTTGATGATGTTACTTTATTAAAAGAATTTTATAAACAATCTAAACCTCATTTAGATAACGAAGAAGTTGAGTTTTTACTTAATGATGAATTTTCGTATGATGAGGATGAAGACGATGAAAGAACTGTACGTAAGCGTAAGCTTGCAATAAAGGAAGAGGTTGCTAAAGCCAAAAACTTTTTAGAGCAAACAAAGAGTAAATATTACGACGAGATCAAGTTGAGACCGGGCGTTACTCAAGAGCAACAAAAAGCTATGGATTTTTTCAACCGATACAATAGTGAGCAAGACAAGGTAAACAAAACTCGTGAAGATTTTATTGATAGATCAAACAAGTTTTTTAATGAAGATTTCAAAGGTTTTGATTTTAAATTAAAAGATAAAAATGTGAAATATCAAGTTAGTAATCCAAGTGAGTTAGCAAAAAATCAAAATGATATTGCAAATTTTCTTAAGAAGTTCTTAAATGAAGATGGGGCAATTACGGATTTAAGTAACTACCACAAATCTTTGTTTGCGGCACAAAACATAGACACTATAGCTAGTCACTTTTATGAACAAGGAAAAGCTGATGCTGTGAAAACAGAGTTTGCTAAATCTAAAAATATTAATTCTGAACCAAGATTATCTCCTGATCCAGATGCAGTATTTTTAGGTGGAATGAAAATAAAAGCGGTTAGTGGAATAAATAGTGCTAAATTAAAAATAAGAAAAAAATAAAAACTCAATATAATGGGACAATTCACAGTGACAAACGCTGGGTTAGCACCTACTCAAGATCAGTCGATCCTTTCTACTAACTATTTACAGTGGAATGATGCAGCTGGAGCTAATTTTGCGGATTTTGCACAACAATATCTACCTGAGCTTTATGAGCAAGAAGTAGAAAGATTTGGTAACAGAACGTTATCAGGTTTCTTAAGAATGGTTGGCGCTGAAATGCCAATGACATCGGATCAAGTAATTTGGTCTGAACAAAATAGATTACATGTTGGTTATGACAATGTAGACAAAGTTGATAATGTTGCTGGTACAGTTTTTACTGTGCAAACACCTCTTGGAGCTGCTCCTAATGAAGTAGTTGTAAGAATAAACCAAAGTATAGTGGTATTTGATCCAGCTTCTGGGTTAACACTAAAAGGTTTGGTTACTGCAGCTGCTAACGATGCTACTCCAGCACCTGGAACTTTTACTTTTACTGCTGTTTGTTATACTGCTGCTACTTTTGGAGCATTAGGTAACTCAGACTTAAAAGTATTTGTTTACGGTTCTGATTTTGCTAAAGGTACTGAAGGAATGATAGGTTCTGTTACTCCTCAAGTAACTCAATTTAGCAATAGACCAATTATCATTAAAGATAAATATTTCGTAAACGGTTCTGACACTGCTCAGATCGGTTGGATTGAAGTTGCTACTGAAGATGGTACATCTGGATACTTGTGGTATATGAAAGCTGAATCAGAAACTAGATTAAGATATGAAGATTATCTTGAAATGGCTATGGTTGAAGGTGAAAAAGCTACTGCTACTTCTGGTGTTACTGTTAACACTGCTGCTAATAACTACGGTACAGGTACTGAAGGTTTATTCGCTTCTCTAAACGCTAGAGGTAATGTATATTCTGGATTTGCTGGTGCTGCTGCTCCTGGAGCTGGTGCATTAGGAGATTTTGATGCTATCTTACAACAATTAGATTTACAAGGTGCTATTGAAGAAAACATGTTATTCTTAGACAGAGCTACTGCTCTTGATTTTGATGATATGATTGCTGCTCAAGCTGGTGGAGGTTTTGCTTCTACTCAGTCTGCATCTTATGGTTTATTTGATAACGAATCAGAAATGGCTCTTAACTTTGGTTTCTCTGGTTTTAGAAGAGGTTCTTATGACTTCTATAAAACTGACTGGAAATATTTAAATGATGCTTCTACTAGAGGTATGGTTACAAATATCAAAGGTGTGTTAGTTCCTGCTGGAACTTCTACAGTTTACGATCAAATGTTAGGATCAAACATCAGACGTCCTTTCTTACACGTAAGATATAGAGCTTCTGAAACTGATGATAGAAGAATGAAGTCATGGATCACTGGTTCTGTCGGTGGTGCTTATACTTCTTCTCTTGATGCTATGGAAGTACACTATCTATCTGAAAGATGTTTAGTAACACAAGCTGCAAACAATTTTGTATTGTTTACATCTTAATTAATTATTAACATTTAAAAGATAAATAAAATGGGATATATATCATTTCTAAAAGCAAGCGGTGAAGTAGATTTACTTCCTGCTGAAAACGTGATACACGTAAGTACTGCTAGCGCAACTGAGATCAATATTGATTACGCGCCTATGTTTGGTACTGGTATTTATATGAGAGCTGAAGTTACATATGCTTCGACAAGTGGAGTTACTAATCCTGACGTAAGGAAAAAAGTAAACGCTGCTATTGAACTAGCTAATGGAGCTTCTGGCCCTGCTATACCTGTTGGTTTACCAACTTTGGTAGCTAGTGTTGATATTGAAAAAGTAGAAATACCGTAAACTATATATAAAAGATCCCGCTTCGGCGGGGTCTTTATTAATTATTATATTATATTATATTATGGAAAAAACAAACAAAAAACATGCAGCAAAAGCTGTAGAAACGGTTGAAAAAATCGTTGAAACTCCTAAAGTTGAAAAAGATACTTGGGAAATAAAAGATAGACTTTATTATCTTACACACGATTATGCACCGTTAACTTACACTTTACCATCAAGACACACAAGAAGATTTCCTTTATTGTGGTTTGATCCTAAAGAAGGTAAGCAAAAAGAAATTAGACATGCTTCTAACCAAAATAGCCCATTTGTTGAAGAGCAAAAGGGTGAATGCACTATGGAGCATATAATATTTAAAGACGGTACTTTATTTGTTCCTAAAGAAAAACAAGCTTTGCAAAAGTTATTATCTTTATATCATCCGCAGAAAGGTAAAAGATACGAAGAGAAAGACGACGTAAAAGAAGCTGTTGATGATTTAGAATATTTAGAGTATGAGTTTCAAGCATTATCTTTATCTAGAGAACT